GTGACCGAGGCGAGGGGCGGGGCGAGCGTGGCGGAGCAGGATTCGGTGACCACGGACAGCGTGGCGGAGGCCCGCGCGCGGACGGCGGCGCGGCTGGAGGCGGACATCATCCGGTCGGAGGCGCTCAGTGACGCGTTCAGGGCGGTGATGGGGACCATCGAGGGCCTGACCGAGGAACGGGACGAGGACGCGCGACGCGGGGTGACGCTGGCTGCAGAGGCGGTGCTGGCCCTGTCCCGGGAGGCGAGCGCGGAGCGGGTCCGGAAGCTGGAGCTTCGCGTCCTCGGGTACTGAACGCCAACGGCCCCGCCAGCTGATCGGGCCGGCGGGGCCGCTGGTGGGCAGGTGCGCTACCCGCCGGGCATCATTCGCAGCCCGGTCAGGTGGTGACGCTACCCGCGGCAGCGGACACGATCACCGGCGTCTGCCCCGGTGGGGTGAGGATGACGATCGGGCCGTGCACGATGAGTGCGACGTGCAGCGCCTCGAGGAGGCGGTCGACGTACGGCGTGCGCCGGCCCGCCTTCGTCGCCGTGTGTAGCGCGACGACGTACTCGGCCGGGGTGGGCAGCGCCTCCATGCGCTCGGACCGTCCGGGCTCGGCCCACAGCGTCCCGCAGCCACCTGAACTGTCCCACCCACGGCACACCCTGACTGTGACCAGGCCGCAGCGAGTGACACCGCGTCGATGACCGGCACGGTGACCGCAGACCCATACGATCCAACCGTGCAAGGAGCCCCCGCCGTGACCGCCGAGCCCATCGACCTCCCGGCCCCCGAGGTGCTCCGCCAGCCGGAGACCAAGCCGCGCGCGGCCACACGCCGGCCGCGGCTTGTCGCGCCGCTACGCGCCGACGTGGCCGCCCCCGAGCCGCTGCCTCCGCTGCCGACCGTCGACGGCGGGTTCAAGACCGTCCTCGCCGACCCCCCATGGCGGTTCGCCAACCGGACCGGGAAGGTCGCGCCGGAGCATCGGCGCCTGGACCGGTACGACACGATGACGCTGGACCAGATCTGCGACCTGCCCGTCTCCGACGTGGTCGCCGACGCGGCGCACCTGTACCTGTGGGTGCCGAACGCGCTGCTGCCCGAGGGGCTGCGCGTGATGGAGGCGTGGGGCTTCCGGTACATCTCCAACCTCGTGTGGGCCAAGCGCCGCAAGGACGGCGGCCCCGACGGCCGCGGGGTCGGGTTCTACTTCCGCAACGTCACCGAGCTCATCCTGTTCGGAGTGCGCGGCAGCATGCGGACGCTGCCGCCGGGCCGGTCGCAGGTGAACATGATCGAGACCCGGAAGCGGGAGCACTCCCGCAAGCCTGACGAGCAGTACGACCTCATCGAGGCGTGCTCCCCTGGGCCGTTCCTGGAGATGTTCGCCCGGTATCCGCGGGACGGCTGGCAGGTGTGGGGCAACGAGGCCGCCGACGACGTGCAGCCGCGCGGGCAGCGGCACCGCGGGTACGCGTGGGATGTGGCCCATCCGCAGGCAGACATCGAGGTCGGCTCCTACGCTCAAGCCACGGAGGTGACCGATGTCGTCCACACCGACGTTGCGGCCGCACCAGAGGCTGAGCGGGGAGACGCGGCAGCAGACAGCTGAGCAGCTGCGGGCGGCGTACGAGGCCGGCCGCAGCATCCGGCAGCTGTCTGCGGAGCACGGCTACTCGATCACGCGGGTCCGGGGGCTGCTCACCGACGCGGGGGTGACGTTCCGCGGCCGGGGCGGCGCGAACCGTCGGCCCCGGCCGGACACGTCGACCTAATCGCGTTCGCGGGGCAGCGGCGGGATGGCTTGAATGGCGGCCTCCTGCACGTTCCGGAGCCGCTGCTGCGCTTCGGCGCGGGTCATGCCGACGGCCTGGTACTGCTTCTGGTCGAGGAACTCGCGGGCGTCGCGGACGAACTCGGCGACCTCCTCGAGCCGGCGGAGGTCGTTGATCCGTTCGGGTTCGATGCCGATCAGCAGCAGCGGGCACTCTCCCCCGCCGCCGAGCGCGACGCGCGGCAGCAGCTTGCGCCAGTGGGTCGTCGACTCGCCGTATTTGCTGACGATGCGGCTGCCGTCCTTGCCGAGGATCGCGTCCTTGAGCAGCGCCTGGAGGCGGTCGCCGCGGGTCACGATGACGCCGGCGGCGAGGACCCCTTCGCGGTGCAGCGCCTGGTAGTTGATGAGGTCCCGGTCGAAGAACGGGTCCTTGTTGTTCCACTCCATCTCGACGGCGGCGCCGGGGTACGTGCCGTCGGGTCCGAGGGTGAACATGTCGATCTCGTGGCCGCGGACTTCGTACACCTGCTGACCGTCGATGGTCTTGGCGATGCGGATGTTCTTCTTCGCCCAGCCGTGCGTGTTGAGGGTGGCGTCGAAGCGGGTGACGTGGCGGGTGCGGCCTCCGCCTCCGGTCTGCAGCTCTTGGAGTTCGATGTGGAAGTCGGTGAGGGTCTTGACGAGCGCGTCCCAGGCGTCGGGGAGGGCGTCGCGGAGGATGAGGTCGGCGTACCGGGTGACGCCGTAGCTGTACCCGTCGGGGAGGTCTGTGACGGTGGGGCCGGTGATGACGGCTTGCGCGTCGATGATCGGGTCGGCGCTGGTGTCGTCGGTGAGGGGCTCGTCGGGCACGATCCGGAGGCTACGTCGCGGGGTCCTGTGGATTGCGGAGGCCACCGCGTCGCGTCGTGGCAGGCTGACGGGGCTGGTCGGGTGTGGTCCACCCCAGGCGGGCTGGTCCCTCATGGCGTAGGGGTGCGGTGCTGTCAGGGCGAAGGAACCCGACCAGTTCCTACGCGGCGATGGCGCGGGCGGTGCTGATGAGCTCGTCGAGGGTGCCGGTGAAGTCCGGGGCGAGGCGGGCGGCGACGCGCAGCCCGGCCTCGTCGAGGTCGCACAGCAAGCTGAGGCAGTGCGCAGCGATCCAGTCGCAGGCGGAGTCGAGGGTGCCGTCGGGGCCTTCGGCGCCACACTCACAGGAGGCAAACACGGCGCCGACGCTGTGCCGTACGACGGTGTCGTGTCCTGGGAGCTGGGCGAACGTGTAGGGGGCCAAGCCGCCATTGTCCAGGGGCCCGGACCAGCGTGTCACCGCTGACCGCCGCGGAGGTCGAGGGTGCGGAGCTGGTCGAGGATGAGCGCCCGAACCTGCTCGGGGGTGAGGCCGGTCTGCACGTCGACGGGCACCAGGCGCGCCGAGCTGGCGGCCTCGCTGCTGATAATGCGGTGATGCCCGGCCAGCCACGCGCGGGCGTCGTCGAACGTCCCCTCGGGGCCCTCGTCGCCGCACTCGCAGAACGCGGACGTGGTGCCGTTCGAGGTGCGCAGGGTGCCGGCGTGGCCGGCGGGCTCGGCGTCGGGCACGAGGTAGCGGTTGCCGAAGTTCGGGTCGAGGTCGCCACCGCACGTGTCGCAGTACGGCTCGGGGCTGTGGCTGCCGACGATGACGGGGAGCTCGCAGCGGCAGTCGTCTCCTTCGACGAGGGCGGCCATGAGGCGGTCGACCGCATCCGGGTCGGGGAGGGTCGTTGCGGCGTCGATGCTGCGGCCGGCGAGCAGCACGATCAGGCCGACGAGGGACACGAAGACGACGGTGAGGCAGATGGTCAGCAGCATCGGGGGCTCCGAGGGGTGCGGGGGGTACGGCGAGGGGTGCCGCTCCCCTGTGACGGTCCGGAGCGGCACCCCTCGATGCACGTAGGTCAGTCGCCGGAGAGAGCGGCCTCCAAGCGGTCGGCCGCGTCCTCGAAGTGCGCCCTCGTCTCATAGAGCTCCCGGAGGCGATCGACGATCTCCTCGGCCTTGTACCGCACGTCCTCGATCTCGAACGACACCTCCTCGGCCTGCAGGCGGAGGAAGTGGATGACCTGGGCGCCGTCGATTCCGGGGACCAGCGCCTGCGCCGTGGCGATGAGCTGCGCGTCGCTCGGGATGGCGGTCACTGGTCGCTCCCGCGGGCGATCGCTGCGTTCGCCCAGAAGTGCGCGGTCTCCAGCTCGGTGAACGCGACCGCCTTCTCCCGCCCGGCGGGCAGGAGTTCGTCGAGCTCCTCCGCGAGGTTCGTGAAGAGGGCGCGGACCTCCTCGAACACGGGGACGGTCGCGGAGGTGGCGGGCCTGAAGCGGAACCGGTCAGCGATGTGCTCAGCCACGGCGGGCCTCCTCGATGATGTCGGCGCCGGCGATGAGGTCTGCGGCGATCTGGCGCTGCTGGGCGGCCAGCGCGAGGGACTTCTCGGCGCGGCTCTCGAGGCCTTCGGCGACGGTGGTGGCCTCAGCGGCCTTGTCGCGGAGGACCTTCGCCGGGTCGGCGGCGAGGACGGGGACGATGGCGGGCGGGGTGTCGGCGCTCTTGGCGCGGGTGCGTGGGGGCATGGTCCTGACCGTCCGGACCGGCCCCGGCGAATGCACGGAGCCTCCGCGGGCGTCAGAAGTTGTCGTCCCAGTCGCCCGGCGGCCCGTACACGGCATCCACGTCAACCGGTGGGCCAGGAGTCCGCGCTGGTGGGAGCGGCGGCTCGGGTCGGCGGGGCCAGTGGTGGCGTACGTCCCAGCAGCCGGGCGCGGGGCAGTCCGGGGGGCACAGCGGGAACTGGCCGCACACCTCGGGGGCGTGGCGCTCGGTCACGACATCAGTCTGTCTCGGGGTACGCGGTCCAGCACATGAGTTCGGCGCCGTCGGGGGCGTCCTCGCCGTCGACCATGTGGACGGCGTTCGCCCACAGCTCGAACATCAGCCCGTCGACGGCGTCCTCCCCATTGCGGGCTGCGGTGGTCAGCGCCTGCTCCAGCAGCTCGGACGACATGAGGAACCACAGCTCGGGGTTCACGCTGGCTCCCCTGGGGCCGGTGCCGACGCGATCGCGGCCAGCTGCGCCCGCAGCACCCCCGGCACCAGGGCGCGCTGCTCCGCGGTGAGGTTCAGCCCGTCGAGGACACCGCGGATGACGGTGACCAGCTGCGACGCCTGCGCCTCGAGGACGCGGGTCTGCCGCTCGCTGATGCCGATGCTGTGCATCGTCTGCACCAGCTTCGTCAGCCGGTCCCGCTCCGCCTGCCACCAGTCGATCCGCGGATCCAGCTGGAGGCGGCCGGCCTTGTCCTCCCAGACCTCGTCCTCGGCCGACGTGGCGCCGTCCAGGTACGCGACCACGGCCGACGTGCGGCGGAACTCGTCCAGGAGCGCGTCGACCGGGTTCACCTCGCCGGTCAGGTCGGCGTACTTCGCCCACCGGGTCAGCGCCCGCCCAGCGGCCTCCTCGCGGCGGACGACCTCGGCCTTCGCCTTCACCTGCGGCGCCGCACCACCGTGGCTGCGGCAAACCGTCGCGCCCTTGATCGGAGCCTTCCGGCACGGGCGCAGCGACCCGTCCTCGCCGTCGACATGACCGGTGCACTTCCGCGGGTCGTGCTCATGCCCGCAGCCCTTCACACACGCCTTCATGGGTCGTCCCTCCCCCAACTTCTCCACAGGTGGTGGACCGTCCGCGGTCACGCCGCGTCGTCGGGGAGGTCGGGGCAGTCGCAGTCCTCGGGCCAGCAGTTGCCGCAGACGAGGCGATCGTCGTCGTCGTGTTCGGCGGCCAGGCAGATGAAGTCCGTCGGGCAGACGCACGGCTCGTCGTTGACCGGGCGCAGCTGGTCGTCGTACCGGGGATCGTCGAGGCCGGGGCCGCTGGCGTAGATCTCCTCGAGGCCGACGCCGAGGAGGGTGGCCTTGAGGTGGTCGGGCCACCCGATGCGGTGCGAGGCGTCGAAGAGGCGGTCGAGGAGGGCCCACGCGTCGGCTTCGGTGCGCGGGAGGCCGTGGATGGCGAGTTCGGCGTGGACGGTGTGCTCGGCGCGGGTGTCGGGGGTGATGCCGATGATGCCGGCGATGAACGTGTATACGAGCGCCCAGGCGCCCCAGAGGTCGAGGTCGTCGGTGCCGCTGGTCGGGGGGTTCGCGGGAGGGGTGGTCATGCGATCGACCGTGCCGACCGGGGTGTGCGGATGCAGGTAGGTCGACCGCCCGCGGCCGGTGTTCTGGCAGCCGAGGGAGGACACGGCCTCCCTCTGGCCTGGACGGGAATCACGCGGGCCCCCAGTAAGAGGGGGGCCCGCGCGTGATTTCCCCGGTGCGTGATTTGCGTGATTGCCGGCGTGATTCCGATCTGAGCGTGAACCGGCCGGCTGCGTGATTGCTCCGTGGGCTCCGTGATACCCGCTGGCCGGACCCCCTGCGTGATTCGGATCGTGATTCACCGGCCGGCGTGATTCCCCCCGTACGAGGCCCCCGACCGGGCCAGCCCATTGCGCCGGCGAGCACCGCCCGCACAGTGGGAGGGGCAGGGATGCGCGCGGTCTCCAGCCGCTGAAGGGCCTCCGGGGTGGTAGCCGGAGGCCCTTCGCCATGCCCAGGGCACCCGTCCGAGGGACCTACTTGCATCGGGCGGTCGCGCCCTCACGGTCCCCGTCGTCGCCCGCTGGCTACCACCTGGACCGGCTCCTCTGGTCCCCCAGCACGCGGCAGAACTGGAGACTTGCCGTGAGCACTGCGGATGACATGTGGGCTGGCTGGGACGAGGCCGCGCCCGACGCTGAGGTGACGTACATCCACCACGCGCGGTCCGCGCAGGCCGGTGAGCCGCGCCGCCAGCAGCGTGACCCCCTCGATGTCGACCAGGCCGTCGCTGAGGCCGTCGTGCGCCTGAAGGCCGCCGAGCTGGCCCGGCAGCAGCTGGCCGCCGAGCGCGGCGACGCCGACTTCGAGCGGATGGTCGCCGACGAGGCGCAGCGCCTCCGTGCCCGGAAGGACGCCGCCGAGCTGGTCGCCGCCGAGCGTGCCGCGACCGCGGAGGAGGCTGGCCTCGAGGGGCTGGACCTCTCTCCGGCCGTGTCGGGTGCGGAGTTCGTGTTCGGCACCGACGCCGAGCTCGAGCCCATCTGGGGCACATCGGAGATGACGCTGTGGGCCGCGGGTGAGGCGATGATGATTCACGGCCCGCAGGGGCTGGGGAAGACGACGCTGGCGCACCAGCTGGTCAAGGGACTGCTCGGGCTGCAGGACGACCTACTCGGCTTCCCGGTGGCACCGACGACCGGCCGGGTGCTGTACCTGGCGATGGACCGGCCACGGCAGGCGGCGCGGGCGCTGCGTCGGCAGTTCGAGCAGGCGACCCAGGCCGAGCGGGCGGTGCTCGATGAGCGCCTGGAGGTGTGGAAGGGGCCGCTGCCGGCGCCGCTGCTGACACGGCCGGGGCTGCTGCGCGACCTGGCGAAGCGATTCGGGGCGAGCGTGGTCATCGTCGACTCGCTGAAGGATGCGGTCGCCAAGCTCAGCGACGACGAGCACGGCAGCAACTACAACCAGGCCATCCAGATGTGCCTGGTGGCCGGCATCCAGGTGTGCGACCTGCACCACCCGCGGAAGTCGAACGCGGAGACGGCGGGCAAGCCGAAGGGTGTCGATGACATCTTCGGGTCGACGTGGCTGACCGCGGGCCACGGCAGCATCGTGAACCTGCACGGGAAGACCGGTGACCTGGTCGTCGAGCTGTCGATGCTGAAGCTGGTGAACGACGACCCGGGCACGCTGCAGGTGGTGCACGACCACGAGGCGGGCGTGAGCACGGTGCAGGGCGCGTTCGACCACCTGGTCGCGCTGGCCGCTGCTGGGTCGCTGACGGCGCAGCAGGCGGCGAACGCTGAGCACGGGTCGTCGTCGGCGAGCAACGTGCAGAAGGCGCGGCGGAAGCTGGACAAGCTGGTCGAGAAGGGCTGGGCGACGGTCGTCGAGGGCAAGCGTGGTGGTGCGGCGACGACGTGGACGGTCACAGAGGACGGCAAGCGGGTCGCGAGCGGCTCCAAGCGGTCGGCGGCGCATCAGCAGCGTGAGGAGCGGCTGCAGGCCGGCGGGTTCGGGACCGGTGGCGTCCAGGCGGGTCGGTGGTCGAATGACGACCCGTTCTGAGCCGCTGAGCGGTGCTGAGGGCCTCGGGGAGCTACTCCCTGGGGCCTTCGGCCGTGTCCGGGGCGAGCCAGGTGGGGACGGGGCCGGGTGGGGTGATGCGGCCGGTGTACGGGGGCTGCGCGGCCGCCCAGCAGGTGCGGGCCCACGCGCGGGCTTCCTCGATCTGGTTGAGCGCCTCGGCGAGGAGGTCCTGCTGCCGGCGCACGGATTCCTCGGCGACGGCGAGGGATGCGCGGGCGGCGTCGCGTTCGGCTTGCAGGCGGTCGACGCCGGCTTGGGCTTGAGCGAGAGCCGCGTCGGCGGTGCGCAGTGCGGCCTCGAGCTGGTGGATGCGCTCGCGGGCGTCTGCGGCGTCGTCCTGAGCAGCGGCGAGCTCGGTGAGGCGTTCGTCGTCGGTGAGCCGGACGAACCGGGGGTCGTCGGGGTCCATGCGTTCGATCGTGCCTGCTGGGTGGGATGGCTGCACTGGCCGGTGGGGGTCCGGACGGTGAGGGGGGCGACGCCGGTTTCCCCTTCCCCGGCCGCAGATGGAACCCCTGATGAGCACCCCTGTCGACCTGGCACCGATCCACCTCCGCCTCTACAACGCCTCGCCCGGACCGTGGGCGCTGGACCCCGACGACCCCTCCACGGTGGAGGCCGTGGACCGGCCGAACCTGGCCCTCTGCGCACTGTCCTCCCGCCCCTCGCTGGAGGAGAAGGCGAACGCGGCCCTGATCGCGCACGCGCCGGCTGACCTGGCTGCGCTGGTCGCCGAGGTGGAGCGGCTGCGAGAGGAGAACGACCTGCTGCGCGAGTTCGGGCGCATCCAGCACGAGCGGGTCGTCGGCCTGGAGGGGCACATCGACTTGCTGCTGGCCCTCGACGAGGCCGGGACGTGCGCCGGCTGCAACGCCGAGCTCCTCGACGACGGCTCCTGTGCGGTGTGCGAGGTCGCCGCTGAGGATGCTGTACCGCTGACCGTGTACGCCGACGGGAGCGACCGGTGAGCGTCCCCCCGGAGCTGCTGCGGGCCTCGGCCGACTGGTACGAGGTTGCCGTCGACCGGCTGAGCGACCGCGACTCAGATGTCTTCGACCACTGGGGTGAGTGCGCTGTGCTCGCCTCCTGGGAGACCGGCGTGTGTCGCGGCTGTCACCAGACGGCGCTGCGCCTCTCCGTGAACGACACGTGGCAGTACGACGACTTGCCTGGCGACGTCGCGCGGGTCGCGCTGCGGATGGTCGACGGGTGGACCGGCAGCGTCACCGAACTGGTCGCCACCGCGTCTGCAGTGGCCGCCTGACCAGCTGACCGCTGTGGCCCTGCCCCCTTCGTGGGGTGGGGCCTTCAGCGTGCCCAGGCGCGTGCCGATGTCGACGACGTGAGTGCGCATCACGACCAGTCCCTCCGCGACCGGATCACCACCATCGCGCTGGGCACCCTCGATGACCTGGCCGACGAGGCCGGCGCCCCTCGCCTGCTGGAGGTTCAGCGCGGCGTGGTGGCGCGCCGGGTGGTGCCTGCGGTCGTCTCGGTCGTCGACGAGCACGGCGCGGACAGCGTCGAGGGTCGGTGCGCGCTGCTGTACGTCATGGCCCGCCGGAGCTGCGAGTGCGGCGCCGGGCACCGGTTTGAGGAGTCGTGGCACTCCGACCTCGGGCCGCGGCTTGCGGCGCTGATTCGCCCCGCCGAGAGCTGACCTGCCGCCGGTTCTGACCGGCTGAGAGCAGCAGCGACCCCCGCCCACGGAGCCTGTGTGGGCGGGGGTCTTCCCCTGCACGCGGAACCCCTTCGCGCGTGTACGAGGGCACGGTGCCGCGGTGCGCGGATCGTGCACGGGTCCGCTACAAACGCCCTGGTCAGGGGCCTGGCGAGATTTTTTGTCCAGCTCCTTGCCGGACCCCCTCCGGCGCGGACCGTAGGGGTCACAGCCGCTTCCCCCGCGGTTGAACCCCAGCCGCAAGGAGCCCGCCATGTCCGTCGTCACCGCCGAGCAGATGACCGCCGCGATGGTCGCCCGCCGCACCCGTCCCGCCGTCGACGCTGCCGCTGTCGCGTTCGACCTGCACACCGCCGAGTCCTCGCTGCGGTCCGCGCTCCGGGGGCTGACCGGCCCGGACGCTGCCCGCGTCGAGGCCGCCCTGACCCAGCTGCAGCGCGTCACCGTCTGGGACGCCCCGGCCCGCTGCGCCTGCGGTGAGCCGGTCGCGGAGACCACGTCGACCCGGTTCGCCGGCCTGTGCTGGTCCTGCCGCGACGACGTGCTGCACGCGTCGACGCCGGAAGCGTGGACCGCCCCGTTCTGACCCCTCCCTCTCGCGCGGCTGGCAGCCACGCCGGGTTCGAGGCCCGGGCGCGCACTCCCCGACCCAAACGACTCCCTGAACCCCCTGCACTTGATTGGACCCACCATCATGGCTCTCCGGACCCGCAAGCCGACCGGCCTCGTCCCCTACCCGTTCATCCTGCTCGAGGGCTGCGAGGGCAGCGGCAAGACGTACGCCGAGCTCTCCCTGAGCTCGTCCAAGCGCATCGGCCGGTTCTTCCACTTCGACCTCGGCGAGGGCTCCGCCGACGAGTACATGACCCTCGGCGACTTCGAGGTCGTCGAGCACAACGGCACCTACGGCGACATCCTCGGGCAGCTCCGTGAGGTGCACGCCCTCCCTCACGACCCGGCCGCACCGAACGTCATCGGCATCGACTCGATGACCGCGCTGTGGGCGATGCTGTGCGAGGAGGCCCAGCAGATCGCCGACCGTCGGAAGAACAAGTCCGCCGGCGAGGCCGACATCACGATGGACCTGTGGAACAAGGCCAAGGGCAAGTGGCGCGCCGTCGTCGACCTGCTCATGACGTACCCGGGCATCGTCGTCGTCACCGCCCGCGGCAAGGAGGTCGCCGAGGTCGTCGGTGGGAAGCCCACCCCCAACAAGATCTGGAAGGTCGAGGCGGAGAAGTCCCTCGGGTTCGACGTGAACGTCTGGGTCCGGTTCACCGCGCCGCGCACGCCGGTACTGGTGAAGGCCCGGTCGCTGCGTCCGGAGATGCAGGTCCCCGAGGGCCGTACCCGTCCGCTGGGGGCGGCGTTCAACTTGGACGCGCTCATCTTCGACGCGATGGGCTGCGGCGCCGGGAACACCGGTGCGCGGGTCCTGCCGTCGCTGTCCGCGGACGAGGTCACGGTCGCGGAGGGCAAGGCGGCGATGGCGTCGGCGCTGGGTCTGGCCGCCGGGCTGCCGGCCGACCTGACCGCGCGGCTGAAGACCATCGCCGGTGAGCTGTGGACCGGTGCCGGGTTCAGCAACGACCAGGAGGCCACCATCGCCCGCGGCAAGCTGGACGAGCTGCTGAAGGCCGCTGCGGTCGCCGGTCAGGACGCCCGCAAGCCCGTGGCGCCGGTCAAGGCGGCCGACCCGTTCGACCCGCTGGCCGACGTGAGCTACGACGACGCGAACGCTGAGGCCGCGTGATGGGCCGCGCGACTGACCCGGGCCCGGTCGACAGCGTGCGCCGTGCGCTGAACGTCCTCGCCGACGGCCTCGGGTTCACCGATGCGACGAACGCCGACATCGCCCGGGCGACCGGGAGGCAGCCGAACGCGAAGCGGAAGTCGACGCAGGTCGGGTACGCGCTCCGGACGCTGCGGGAGGCCGGCGAGATTCGGGTGGAGTACGACCCGGCCGCGTCCGCCCGCCGGATCCACCTGCACCAGGGCTGACCGGGAGGGCCGGCAAGGGGCTGGAAAAGAAAGTTCGCCCAGCCCCTTGCCGGACCCCCTCCGGCCCGCACAGTGACCAGTACAAGCGAGCACCACAAGCCCTGACTACCCCGGCTTCTCACCGGGCGAAGGGTGACCTCGAACCGAACGCGAAAGCGCCTCCCCCGAAGCATGGCGGGGCCGACGGCAGTAGCGAGTCGGAAGGGCAAGGTCACCCGTCAGGCAGGCTCCGTGCGCTCAACGGCAGAGCGACCGCGATACAGCAGCCCCCGACAAGGAGGGGGTCGCCCAGTACCGCGACGGAGGTGCAGGTTCGATTCCTGCCGGAGCCCCAATCGGCCCACACCACTCACCACGACGTGTGGAACCCCGAGAAGAGCCAGCACCAGCTGGCACCCCCGCACGAACCCCAACGCAGCACCACGGAGCTGCACCCCGCCCCACCGCACGACGGTGACGGGGTAGCTCCCCGCCACCGGACCCCCTACAGAAACTCCCCCCAGCCTCCGGAGGCGAACCCCATGTACCTCAGCACCCACGTGTTCCTCGGCACCGACAGCTACGGCTTCCGGTTCCTGAACATCACCGGCACCGACGGCACCACGTACGTCGCCCAGGACAGCAGCGCGGTCTACCGCCTGTTCATCCAGGCGGCCCACGAAGGCCGCGACCTCGGCGAGCTGAGCCACCACCCGACCGAGGCGCACGCCGCAGAGATCGCCCGGAAGAAGTTCCGGGAGACCACCGAGGACCTCGCCCGGACCGTCTACCCCGAGTACGCACCCGCCCTCACGGAGGTGCTGCTAGAGGTCGTCGGCACGCACGCGGCCAGCCGTGAGGTGTGCGGCACCTGCCGCGACATCGACGGCGACCGCGAAGAGATGACCATGGCCCTCGGCCTCGGCATCCCGCTCACCATCCTCGGCTGAGCCCCGACCGCCCCTGATCCGCCAGGGGTCGGAATAGCACGCACGACCGGCAAGACGCCTCCGACGGAGAGGCACCGGCAAGACGCCCCACGGCCCCGCACCTGAACACAGGTGCGGGGCCGCTCGTCGTTGCGGATGTGGAGGGGGTTCCGCTGCGGATGTGGAGGGTCAGGCAGCGGCGATGGGGCGGTTCCAGTCGCTCTCCACGCGGACCAGCGCGGCGACGATGCGCGGCACGTCGTTCCCGTACTCCTCGGCGTACGCGAGCAGGTACTCCCACCCGGCGTCGGTCAGCTGGGCGCCGGTCTCGCGGCCGACGCGGCGGACGACCTGCCGGCAGTAGTCCGACGCGAACACGTCGACGGTCGGGCAGTCGTCGCCGTGCCGGATGCAGCTGCCGTTGGTCGGGCGGGCGAGGGTCTTTCCGCACATCGCGCACGCGGCACAGTCGTGTCGGGGGCGCGCGGTGATGGTGTCGACGCGGACCTCGCGGAACTGGTCGGCCAGGTGGGTGAACTGCCACCGGGACGCGCATTCGAGGTTGCAGACGACGAGTTCGACTCCGGGGAGGCTCGCGGTCCTGATGCGCTGCATGGTCGGAGCGTGCTCGTGTCGCGTGGTCACGCAATCACTGTTGATCGCCGGTGCGACAGTTCCGGAGACGATCTTCGCGTCCCTCCTGAGTTGCACGCGATCGAGGTACGTCGGTTGCCCCGGGCGCGGGACAGCTGGTTCCCGCCTGTGACGCGGGGTGAGGGGGTCCGGAACGTTGTCCGCAGCAGCACGCGCTGGGCTGGCGAGCGCGGGACAAGCTCCGGCAACGTCCGGCGGCATGGAGAGGCGCCCCGCCACGCGCCTCGTGGGCACGGCGCGACGGGACACCCGACGGGAACGGTGCGCGCGCCCGGGGACGCGCCAAGTCCCGTCCCGCGGGTGCACGGGACGGGACTACTCGGCCGGGTTCCACTCCCCCGGCGCGGCCGGGTCGACGACGACCAGGCGCACGACGACATCGTCGCCCTGCCACGGCAGCGGCTCTCGCTCGGTCACCCACGTCCAGTTGTCGTCGGGCCACACGGCCTGCGCGTCGCTGATGCCGTCGAGGATCGGCTTGGTCGTCGCTCGGAGGTTCGCCGGGTCGATGCTCTTGCTCCGGCCGCGCCACGGCAGCGCGACGGTCACCTCGACGCGGCAGCCGCGGATGCCCGCGAGGTCCTCGACAGCGGCGAGGGCCGCGTCTCGGGCGGCGTACCGCCAGTTCCGGCGGAAGCTGCTGCGTCGATGGTGGTGCCAGTTGCCGACGGCGTTCTCCGTCTCGACCTGCTCCCACTCGGGCACGGCGAACCGGATGCGGCGCTCGGTGCCAGCCGGCACGTCCATGCGGGGCGCCGTCGGCATCTGCTCACGGCGGGCGAACCGGCCGTCAGGGTCCTCGAGCGCGGCGGCCATCAGCTTGACCTTCGGCATCAGGTTCGGCTCGCGGGCGCCGGCCGCGCGGGCTGCGGGGCGGCCGTAGGCGGGGCGGGGGGACCGTGGGGAGCGGTTCACAGGGGGCATGAGGTGGACCGTCCGAACGGCACGAGCGGAGGCCACCAGCCGCCGATCACTGTGCGTGAGATGGAAACGCCCTCAGATGCCCCAGGACGCATTTCGTCACTGTCGGTGAGGTACGGACACCGGCGACCCCCGTCGCGCCCGGCGTGGGCTGCGACAGGGGCCGCGTGGGCACCTCAGAGGGTGCCGGTGACCAGGGCGTACACGAACCAGAGCGCGGCAAGCAGCGCCCCGGACGTGCCGAGCACGACGGGCGCGTCCCGCCACCAGCCGGCCCGCCGGTGCGGATTCAGCAGCGCACCCCAGCGGACGCCGACGAACATCAGCCACCGGGTCACGAACGGCACGCCGCACTCCCTGAGCACGCGCCGGAAGATCCGGTCCGCGTCGACCGCCGACACGGGGCACCAGCCTTCCGCCAGTCCCACGCAGAACCAGTCGTGGAGGACCGCGGCGAGCACCCCCGTGGTGTGCGGGATGACGCTGAACAGCGGCCGCGGCACGGACGCGAAGTCAGTGGTGAACCCCGCTGGGACGATGAACTCCTGCGTCCGGCCGTCGTACGGCAGCCGCGCGTCGAGGATCCAGTGCCGGTCGTCCTGGTGCCGCACGATCAGCGGCCCGGTGAACGCCACGACTCAGCCCGCCGGGGTCTCAGGCGGAGCAGGGATGGTGTAGGACCGTCCGCCGGTGAACGTCGGCAGCCCGTTCACGATCTGCACCTTCGGGGTCAGCTCGTCGACCGCGGCGCCGACCAGCTGCCCGACCATCGCCGGGTCGAGCTGCCCGACCAGCTGCGCGAGGCGGGCCGTCAGCGACGGCACCAGGCCGGTCCGCGGGTGCTTCACGCACCCGTCGAGGGCCTTCAGCTCCTCGACCAGCCGCACGCCGTTGGAAGCGACGACGGCCAGGTCGACCGGCTCCACGATGGGGCTGTGCGCGCACACGTCGCCACCGGCGCCGCGCGGGCACGTCACCTTGATCCGCGGCGGCTCCTCCCCGATGGTGAACCAGGTGCGGTAGCCGGCCTCGTCGCCGGCATCGGGCTGCGACACCCACAGGGTCACGTCATTGCTGCTCATCGCTGCGGGGCCTTTCAGAGGGAGCCGTCGTAGAGGTACGAGAAGGTCGAGTAGTTGAGCGTCCAGAGGAACCGGTTGCCGCCCTCCGGCGCGAGCTCCGGCCGGTACGCCCGAGGCCAGCCGCTGAGGGTGCCGCTGTTCGACACGTACGAGCTGGTCCACACGACCGCGGAGGTGAGGCCGTCGGTCGCCCAGATCGCTGCCTGGTACGCGTAGCTGCCCACGGTGTCCGGGGTGCTCGGGTTCGGGGTGCGGTAGCAGGTGCCGGCGATGAGCACCTGATCGCCGGCGTGCGCGCGGACGGTGAGCCACTGACCGAGGGTGTCGGAGCTGATCGAGTAGTCGCCGCTGTTCGGCGCCCACTGCGTGACCGCGGTCTCCCCGGTCGGGTAGTACCGGGTGATGTAGTACCGGGTCGTGCGCGACCAGAGGTCGGCGGGCCGGCCGGGCACCCACAGCGACCCGTCCCCGCCGAGGTCACCGGCGGCGAACGCCTCACCGGCCGTCGAGCCCGCGCTGCTGTTGTTCTGGACGGTGGTGATGACGCCGGTCGTCAGGTTCACCCGTAGGAACCCGTAGGGCACGCCGGAGGTCGCCGAGGTGTTGTAGATCGCGAGGTGGTTCGCGGTCAGCTTCACCTGCCCGATGCCCGTGCCCAGGGTGGCCGCGCGGTCGGTGCTGCCGCTCCACTCCAGCGTCCAGGTCAGCGTCACCGGGTCCAGGGCGTAGACCCACAGGCCGACCGGGTTCGTCTGCGTGTGCCGGACGAGCTTCACCACGCCGCCGACGACGAACAGGAACGGGTGCGTGTGCGTCGCGCCGTCACCGGACGGCAGGGTGATGGTCTCCCACGCCTGCGCGGCCTCCGACCAGCGGGTGATGATCGTGACGGCGCTGCCGCCAGGCGACAGGTAGATGCGGCCGCCGGCCGACACTCCGTGCGTGGTCGAGACACCCGCCGGGGGCGTCGGCAGCTGCCCGCTGACGCTGTTCTGCGGGTCGAAGTACTTCGTCCCCTGCACGAACGTCTCCACGCCCATCCCGAGGCTCGCGCCGTTGTCCCGCGTGACCGGCAACGAGTGGCTGAACGGGTAGGCCAGGCCGTCGAGGCGGTACGGGGAGCTGACCGTCATCGGGCCGAACACCGGAGGGTTGTACGGGTTGGCCCGCGCAACGACGCCGACGATGAACGGCAGGCCGCCGTCGGTCCGTTCGAGGATGCTCACGTTGTCCCCGGCGCCGACGCCGACGCCGAGGGGAACCGACGCGTACGTGGTGACGAGCGCACCCTCCTTCGTGTAGTTCACCGACACCAGCGAGCCGTTCGCCGACACGACAGTGCCGAGATAGCCGCCTCCGCCCCCACCCTTCGGCTTCTGCCAGGACACGTCCCCGTCGAGGCCGGTGTCCTTCGTCAGGACGAACCCGGCCTCACCACCCGCGGGCACGCCGCCACCCGGGCCGGCCTGGCCCTGGATGTCGGCCGCCCAGACCAGGTCGAAGTCGTTGTTGCTGCGCTTCTTCAGCACCTGGCCAGTGCGGCCACCGCGAGGCACCGGGTTCGCAACCGTCTGCTGCAACACCCGCACGTCGTCGGCGACACCGTCGACCCGCTCCCCGAGGGAGTCCAGGCGGGAATCGTGCGATTCACCCTTCGCCTTCGCTGCGTCCGCGGTGCTCTTCGCGTAGTCCGCGGTCGTCTTCACCTCCGAGACGCGGGCACTCAGGTCGTTGAGGGCGTAGCCGGTCGCGTTGATCGCCGGCGCCAGATGCCCAGCGCGGGGCGTGGCGTCGGTGGTGTCGGTCGGCACGCCGTAGTCGTCGGCCATGCAGTCGCCCTCCCTGGAAGTGGTCTCGCTCAGACCGTCCGGAGAGGGCGCCGCCCGTCAGGGATGCCGGCTCACAGCACGGCGAGGTCCCGAACGCCGAAGGCGGAGCTCACCAGGGCGCACGCGGTGCCCGGGACCGTCGTCGACCCCATCGCCGTCGAGAAGTAGTCGGAGCCGCCCTCGAGCGCCGGGCACTGGAACAGGGTCAGCAGCCCGTCGTTCTCCACGTGCAGGTGGTGATAGTGCCCAACCACCGCGATCGTCGCGCTCGTCTTGCCGTGCGCGCGCTGGTTCTTGAACCACGTCCACAGGCCGGCCCACCCGCCGCGGGCGACATGCCCGTGCGTGAACACCGTGTGCTGCCCGCTCAGGTCCATCGTGTGCGCGAGCTCCTGGTCCGGGATGACGAAGCTGACGTGCCCGTACCCCTCAGCCAGCGAGAACACCTCGGCGCACTGCTCCAGGACGAGCAGGTCGTCGTTGTCGCCGGGCGTGGTGAACGCCTTGCCCGAACCGTCACGCTGCTCTCCGTGATTGCCGGCGACGCCGCTGACGACGACGGGGATGCCGAGGGTGGCGACGGTCTTCACGATCTCGGTCAGCATTCGGCGCGCGACGCGGATCTGCTGCCGACGGTCGAGCTCCACGCTGAACGTCTGCATCGGGTAGAACCCCTTGCAGCCCTCCACCAGGTCGCCAAGGCCGACGAGGTAGATGGTCTCCACGTTCCGGCCGAGCAGCTGCAGCTCACCGACGCGGGCGACGATGGCCGGGCCGAGGGCGGCGAGGCGCTCGACGAGCTTCGCGGTGCCGCCCTGGTCGCGCTTGCCGGTCTGCCAGTCGGCCAGGCCCACCAGCAGCGACTCCCCGGCACCCGTCGCCGGACGGTCCACCGCGGCCGCGGCCAGCGCCGGCACGGTTGCCAGCAGCTCGTCGACATCGAACCCGTCCGCGGCGGCCTCGCGGCGGGTCACGCGGAACCGCGCGAAGAACGTCTGCTGCGTGACCGCGGCCCCCTCCGGGTCGTCGCGAGTCCAGCCGTGGGAGTTGGTGCGGACCTCGATCGGCTCGAGGATGTACAGGTCCGGGTCGATGCCGAGACCCCGCAGGTACGCCGCGCAGTCGCCCTCACCGGGCGCGGTCGGCGCGGGCGGCAGGGTGACGACGGCGGCCTTCGCGCCCCGCTCGAACCGGACGCCAGGCTCGTATCCGCGGGGCGCGGCCGGCTGCGGTGCGGTCACGGTCGGCACCGGAGGCAGCGCGACGGCCTGGTCGAGGGTGGTCAGCCGCAGCTGCCCAGGGGCGTGCGACGGGATGCCCTGCTCGCCTGCGCGGATGTGCGCGATGTGCTTCCGCGCGGCTTCCATCGACACGGTGATGCCGTTCGCGGCGAGCTCGCGGTGGACGACGTACCGGCCGGCGTCCCCAGCGGCGATGCGCGCGTCGAGGTCGGAGAGGAGGGCTGCGGGGGCTGCGCAGACAGTGCAGGGGGTGCTCATGTGATCGGACCGTCCGTAGCGCCCCACCGTGATGCAGGTATCCCGCCGGACCATTGACGCAGGTCAGCGGCGGGAAAGGTCAGGCGCCGAAGATCTTCCCGAGAGCGGTGCCCGCTCCACCGGCGACCGCGCCGACGCCAGCGACCGCGCCGATGATTCGGGCCTTGTACGCCTCCAGCAGCGTGACGCGGGCCTCGAGCGCCTCGATGCGGTCCTCGGCGGCGTCGACGCGGGCCTCGGTGCGGTTGTGTCCCTCGTCGATGCGCTTGCCGAGCTCGTCGAACTTCTCGCTGAACCGCTCCGTCTGAGCGGCCATCCGCTCCTCGAGGCGGGCGAGCGCGATCGCGGTCTCGTGGCCGGCCGGCTGGGTCATGAGGGTCCTCCCTGGTGTCGGGAGAGACACCCCCGGCGTGTAGGAGGACAGGTCCGGTCGGGGGCCGGATCGTCAAGCAGCCCTGGTGGGACCGATGACCCCCGCGGCCGCACCTTCCGGGTGGTGGTCGCGGGGGTCTCCTCGGTTCCCCAACCGTGACGGCCCGCCCAGCCCTGACCGAGCCGTCGAAGGGCACAGTCCGGGCCAGGCGGGCCGGTGTCAGTCGCTCAGCCGCGGTAGCCGAGCCGGTGCAGCAGCGCGCGGGTCTTCGGGCCCGGGATGCCGTCCACTGCCAGCCCGTACCGGGCCTGCACCTTGCGCAGCGCCCGGTCGGACTGCGGCCCCCAGTTGTTCGCCAGCGGCCGGATGACCGGCAGCAGCGCGGGGCGGAACGGGTAGGCGTTGTACCAACGCTGGAACGCGATCGGGTTCGCCTTCGGGTCCGGGCTCAGCGCCGCGGGTGCCGGAGCAGGGGCCGGTGCGGGGGTGGGCGCTGCGGCGCCGGGCAGGCGGAGCACCTGGCCGACCCGAATGACGTTCGGGTTGCCGAGACCGTTCAGCTGTGCGAGCACCTGCCACGTCGTGCCGTGTGCCTTCGCGATGCCGCCGAGCGTGTCGCCAGCGCGCACCGTGTACGAGCCCGCGGCCGACGCCGGAGCAGGAGCGGCGGACTTGCTCGCGACGAATGCGGCCACCGCAGCCCGACGCCAGTTCATGTCGATGCGCGGGTCGATCTTGCGGGTCGGCGCCCACTCGCGGTGCCCGACGACGCGCTCCACGCCACGGCCGGCCTCCATGCACCACGCCGCCTCCAGCGCCACGATGCTCGCGGTGCACGCGTCGGTGTACGGCTCGCCGAGGCCGTTGTTCGCGACCTCCACTGCGGTCGACCGCGGGTTCGCGTTGTTCAGCGGGACGCCGTGCAGCGGGCCGCCCTTGCCGGCGTGCCAGGTGATGCCGGCGGCACACAGCCGGATGAGGCCGGACCGGTTGATGGTGAACTGGCTCAGCTTCTCCCGAACGACGTACGCGTGGCTGCCGTCGACCGAGGTCGCGGCGGACGCGTCGTGGTGCTCGACGAACAGCTGCGTCGGGTCGAACGCGGTCTTCGGCTCAGCGTCGCGGGACTGCCAGCCGGGGACCTCCTCGACGTTGAATCCCCACGAGCGGAGACGGTTGGCGACGCGGGTGTAGAAGTCGACGGCGGTAGCCACGAGCTGCTCCTGACGGGAGGGGGCAAGACCCCTCGGACCGTTCGGAGCAGCAGCCGCACGTCAGGGAGCTACCGTTCGGCTGTGCCGACCGAAGTGACCACCGAGCTCGGCCCGGTGGAGCGGGCACTCGGCATCGCGTACCTCAGCGACGTCGACCTCGAGGACGGCCCACTACCCGCCGGAGCTGCGGTCGTCCTCGTCGACGAGGGCGGGCACCGGCACCCCGGCGTTGTCGCTGCCGTCGAACCGGGCCACTACGGCCGGCACTACCGGGTGCGGTTCACCGTCTGAGTCAGGCGAGAGCGCCGAGCACGAACATCGCGGCGCCACCCATCGACAGCACCCACACCACATCGCCGACCTGCGGGGACGCCCCGGCCAGGTAGCGCAGCGTCGGCACCGTGCCGCCAGCGCTGTCGACGTCCACCGTCGGCGGCGGCCCGGCATTCACGGCGGCCACGACCCCGGCGCTGACCGTTAGCGCCGTGCGGTCCGCATCGGCCTCCGGCCGCACGACCTCCCGGATCAGAGCGTCGAACGGGTTGCTGCTCACGCCAGCCTCCGGGAAAGCGTCAGGCGGGACGGCTGCCGCGTGAAGTCGAACACCAGGCGCTCCAAGCAGTAGACGGTGTCGTCGAGCTGGAGCACCGACTCGTCGATGGCTACGAGGTCGCCCGGATCCAGGTGCGGCGCCATCGGCACCTCCACCTCGATCGTGTCGGTCAGGCCCATCAGCTGCCGCAGCAGACCCTGCGCGGTGTTGATCGCCTGAAACTCGGTCCGGACGGTGGGGACGGTGAAGTACTTCGTCCGCACGCCCACGCTCGTGGTGCCCCACTGTCCGACGGTCTGCTGCGCGACACCACGAACCGGCACATCCTCAGCGGTCTGCCCGAAGCAGACGACCGTGTTGATGCACTCCTCGTCATCGACGGTGCTCGCCGCCCGGGTCAGGGAGGCCTCCGTCAGCGACCACACCGGGTCCCCGCTGCCGGGGTCGCCCGGCACGACGGCGACGATGCCGCCAGTCCGGTCGGTGAGCAGATCCCACCCCGCCGACCACGCCAGGGCGCGGCAGTCGGCCCACGGGTCGGCCCCCTCACCGGGGAGGAAGCACAGCCGTGGGGCGGTGAACTCCGTCGTCGGCGCGGTCACGGTGACGTTCGGGACCTTCGAGCCGAGCAGGCCGAGCAGCGCCGCGCGCGTGTTCGTCCCGGCCGTGATCGCGTACGGCGTCGTGTAGCCCGCCAACCTCACTGACCTCGCGACATCGAAACCGGTCAGGTGCACTCGCACACCGGTCGGCGTGTGCTCGGGGTTCACGGTTGCGATCCGGTAGTGGCCCATCGGGATGCTTTCCACGCCCCCTTCGGGCAGCCGCACGTCGAGGAACAGGCGGAGCTCAGTGACGGCCGGGATCAGCAGGCCGCGCAGCTGGCGGTTCACCAGGTCGCCGCCGTAGGGGCCGTTCACCGCGTCGTCGGCGTAGGTGCCGTCCGTGTCGGCGTACGTCTTCGCCGGGGGCAGCGATCCGAGGTCGGGCAGGATGCCTTCGAACCCGGCCAGCGTCACATCGCAGCTGCGCGGGATGGCTGCTGTCCGATCCCATGTGCAGGTGCCCGCGGTGATGCTCAGGCGGGCCTTCCGGACGCCGTCGAGGGTCCACACCTCCGCACGCCCGACGGCGATGCCCCCGGAGGCCAGCACGTCGGCCGCGGCCGCGCTCAGGTCGGTGTACACGGCTCAGACCCCGATCAGCGTGACGGTGACGCCGAACTTCGGGGCGGTCGCCCGGTCAGGCGTGTCGAGGATGCGCCGTCGCACCCCGTTGATCGCGCGGACAGCCCACGTCTCGCCGGTGTCCGCGCCGAGGGTCAGCGTGACCCCGGCCAGGGCGAGCGCCTCCAGCCGCTGCACCTCGGTGGCCGACTCGAACCACAGCTCGGGGATCTGCACGTTCGGCGGGCTCGGAGGGGCTGACCAGACGACGCGGGTGCCGTCGAGTGCGGTGAACACCGAACTCGGCTGCTCGGTCGTCACGACGATGTCCCCCGCGACCGGCAGCAGATCCACCCGCGACGCCGGCGCACCTGCGCGCTCCACATACCAACCCACGACGGCTCCTTCGCTCAGCCGCGGGTCTGCCGCAGCGTGCCCCGGCCACCACGGGCGGCCTCTGCGAGGGCGTCCATGACCGCGGCCTTGACCGCCTCCGGGTCACCGGAGCCGACGGTCACGTGCACGCCGCCCTCGACGTGGACCGTCCCGCCGCTCGCGTAGTCGTCAAGGGACACCCCGGGCTTGTGCGTGGGGACGATCGTTTCCCCACCTGCCACGAGGGCCCAGTTGTGCTCCCCGCGGGGGCCGGGCATCACGCCGCCGTCGTCGAAGATGCGGTCGGCGGCGAACGCGAGCGGGTTGGCGTACTTCAGCGGGCCGAGGTTCAACCCGCCCCCGCCAACCTTCCCGGCCGCGCCGGCGACGCCACCGAGGAGGCCGATCAGGTCCTCGGCGCGGTCGGCGATCCACTCGAGCACCCCGCCGACCTTCTCGAAGGCCCAGATGAGGTTCCCCAGACCGTTGCTCGCCCAGGCGAGCCCGAACTCGAACAACGGACCGAACACGTCGGTGAGGACCTCCACGGTCCTTGCGGCGTTCTCGAGGGCGGGCACGAGCAGCTCGAGCAGCGTCACGCCGAGCTCGACGAGGTCGGGCAGGAACGGGCCGACGGCGAGGAGCAGCTCCGCGAAGGACTCACCGAGGGAAACAATGCTCGGTGTCATGCCGACAACGGCGTCAGTCGCGCGCTGAATGATTTCCGGAGTGAAAGCGTCAGAAATGGCCTGGGCCAAAGAGACCAAACCGGGCAGGGCCGCATCCATGAAAGCGACCATTGCGTCGCCCCACGCCGACCAGTACGGAGCGATCTTCTCGACCATTCCGGCCGCAATCGTCAGCAGATCGGTGAGGGGCCCGGCCAGCGCGACGATCAGATCCGCGAGCGGCGGCAGCAGTGCGACCAGCAACGTCGATCCGACGCCGAACAGCGCAGTCGCCAGCTCCACCAGGGGCGGAAGGATCTGACGCAGCGCGTCGGTCAGGACCGGCATGACCGGCAGCAGCGCGGCGACGAACGCCGACCCGATCTCCAGCGCGCCCTGCGCGAGCAGCGCCAGCGGCTCGACCAGCTGCGGGAGGAGCTGCACCAGGCCGTCGACGAACTCGACGAACGCATCCGACCCGAGCACGCGGACGAACGCCTGCGCGAGGTCGCCGAGGGTGTCGGCGATGACCGGGAACAGTCGGGCGACCTGGCCGACGAAGGCCTGCATGTCGTCGCTGCGGAACGCCTCCTCGAGCGCGCCGGCGAACGCGCTGATGGCCCCCAGCGCCACCGGTGCAAGCGGCTCGAGGGCGGTCAGCAGCGCCAGGACGGCGCCGGCGACATCGCCGAGGGTGTCGCCGACCAGCGGCAGGATGTCGACGCCCCAGCGCACGAACTCGGCGAAACCGGGGCCGGCGAACGCCGACTCCATGCTCTCGGTGATGCCGGTCAGCCCGGTGAGGACCGCGTCGATGAGCGGCAGGCCAGCCTCGAACGCGTTCGCGAAAGAGCCGCCGATGTTGCCGAGAATCCCGCCGAAACGTTCCAGGATCGGCCCAGCGGTGTCGGCGAGCAGCGCGATGAAGTTCTGGAACCGCTCGCCACCGATCGCGGTGTTCGCGCGGCCGAACATGTTGCCCAGCGCGACCGACACCGAGTCCGCGACGGGGATCAAGGACGGGAGCAGGTTGCGGCTGGTGTCGACGGCCTTGTTCAGCGTCGCGAACAGCGACGGGCCGATCGCGTCGCCGGCCTCCCGCCACGCGTCCTTCAGCGACATCACGTTCATCGCGAAGTCGGCCTGCGCCGGGTTCAGCGTCGCGAGGGCCTGCTTCTGCTCGAGCAGCGCGGCGTTGTACGCCTCCATGTCGCCGACGGCGAGCGCCTGCCGCGCCGACTTGGTGGCGGCCTCGTAGGAGCCCATCGCCGACCCGACGCCATCGAGGGCGCCCGCGGCGAGGACACCAAACGCGGCGAGACCTGCCCCGGCGACCGTCGCGGCACTGACGAGCGCGAGCGCACCCGCGGTCAGCCCACCGATGGCCCCGGTCGCTGCGGCACCGACGCCGACGATCGCGCCCGTGGCGAGGCCGACGCCGGTGACGGCGAGGCTGAGCTTGGTGAGGGTGTTCAGCGCGCCGGCCCACACGCCGGCGCTGGTCTTCGCGTGCGCCGCGGTGGCGGTCATCGCGCGGTTCGTGTCCCGGAGCGCCCGCTGGGCGTCCCGGTTGTCGCCCGTGATGAGGACGTGGAGCCTTGACAACAGCACCTGTGCGCTCCCAACGCCGCGGACGGTCTGACCTGCTGCGGTCAGACCGTCCGGGCGGGGCGCGATCCGTCAGGGATCACGACTTGCGACTGCTGGCCTCTCGGCGCGCGGCTTCCTGCATCTCGGCCTGCCAGACGCACCACGCCTGACCGACGGCGGAGTACCAGCCGGCGTTGGCCTCCGGGCACGTGTCGCCGAGCAGGGCCGGGTAGCTCATGCCGAGCGCCTGCGCGGCCGGGATGAGCACCGCCCACTCCGGCACCCGGGCCTTCAGCTCCGGCGGCGCTTCTGCCCCGTACGCCCGGACTTGCCGGAGGACCGGGAGGTCTTGCCGAAAGGGCCGGCGTTCACCTCGCGCATCAGCGTGTCGACGATGGTGAACAGCACGAACAGGTCCACCTCGGCCAGCGCCTCGGGGGTCGGCGGGATCGGCGTGCCGTCGTCGTCGGCGAGGTCCCACTTGACGACCAGGGCGGCGATGCCCGCGCCCAGTGCGCGACGCACGCGGACCTCGAGCTCCTCACCGGCGGCCTTCTCCTCGTCGGTGAGCGGGTTCTCGGCGTCGACGGCGCGCTTGGCGAGCTGGCCGAGCTCGGCGAACATCTGCGGCACGGCCCGGACCTCGGCCTGCAGCTCGGCGTCCAGGCCGGTCGGGAAGACGCTGACGTGCAGCTCCTCCTCGCCGAAGGACAGGACGAGCTCGCGGGTGAACGACGCGGCCGGGTTGCGGCGGATGGTGGAGATCTTCACGGGGTGGGGTCCAATCGGTGCCAGGAGTGGTTGACACCGGGAACGGTCCGGCCCGGCTCCGCGGATGCACGGAGCCGGGCCGGGGTCACGCCGGGCGGGGTCAGTCCTCGAGGCCGTTGACCAGGGTCGCGGTCAGCTCGAAGTCGTCAGCCTTGACGATCCGCAGGGTGTACTTGGCGACGTACACGTTGTCCTCGTCCTCGCGGTTCGGGACCTCCTTGACCATGACTGGCGCGTCGATGGTCAGCTTGTGGCCGCCCTCGCCGAGCGCCTCGAGGCGCAGGTAGGTGACCTCGCGGTCGCGGAGCTTCTGCAGCCACGCGCGGCCGGCTGAGTCGGCCTCCACGGTCAGGTCGAACCCCACCGTCGGGACGGTGTTGACGACCTTGCTGATGCTCGGCTTGGCCGCGTCCAGGTACTGCTTGCCGGCCCGCAGGTCGGTCACGCTGAACTTGACGGCCAGGGCGTTGTCGACCTTCGTCGAGCCGAGCGTGGCGAGGGAGGTGTCGGCGTACAGCGACACCCGCAGCGCCGGCACGATCTCGTCGGCCAGCTCCTCCACGCCGGCGCTGGTCAGCGCGACACCGTCGGTGAACTGCCCGCCGCCGAGGTTCATGCTGAACGTCGACGTGCCCGAGTTCCGGCCGAACTCCAGCTCGTAGCTGGTCGCGTACACGAACGCCGCCCGCGCCGCGTGCGTGGCGTCGCCGTACTCGACGGTCCACGTCGGCCGCTCGGGCTGCATCGTGAAGGTGTGCGCGTACACGCCGGAGCCGACGGCGGTCTCCGCGGTCGCCGGCGCACCGAAGGCGAGCGCCAGGTAGCGCCGCTGCTCGGTCAGGTTGACCGCGCCGGTGACGGACCCGGACGAGGACTCGGCGTTGAGGTAGGTGCTCGCGACGTAGTACGAGCCACCGGGACGGTGCTCGGCGATGTCGTAGCTGCCATCGATCTTGATGGTGGTCGTGCGGGGGCGCCAGGTCGCAGCAGCGGCCACGCCGGCCGTCGCCTCGATACCGACCTGGGCGACCTGCTCGACGGCGGTCTTGGCGGATGCCATGTGCGTACTCCTGACGGACTGGGGGTGGAAGCGCTTCCGCCCCGTGACCGTCCGGAGTGCGCGCGTGTCGTCAGGGAACCCATGCCGACTCCCGCGCCGCCCACCACCTCGCCACCTCGCCACCCCTTAGAGAGGGGGGTGGCGAAGTGGCGAAGTCGGGTGTGCAACAGGCCCGAGCAGGTGGCGAGGTCACCGAATCCCAGGACCGGCGAGGTGCCGGCGAACTGCGGCGAGCTGGCGAAGTACCTCGCCGGGGCCGGTCAGCTGACGAGCAGCTCGTACCGGCCACCGAGGTAGCGGACCGTCTGCCCGGCGACCCGATCAACCATCTCGGTCTCGGAGATCCGCACGCACGACACGACGGTGCCGGTGGCCGTCTCGCCGCGGGTGCCGTCCAGGGCCTCGTCGACGGCGACCGCGATCGGAACCAGCGGGCCCAGGTCGTCAGCCGGCATCACCACTCGGACGCTGACCGTCACCTCCGTCAGCGCCCGGCGGGCGTTGTTGTACCGGGTGTCGACCGGATCGCCGTACGTGAGGACGAAGATCAGCGGGTACTCCGCCTCCTCCGGGTTCGGGAGGGCTCCTTGCACGATGCGCTTGCGCTCGGCGGGCACGTGCGCGGTCACGGCCGCAGACGCGTACAGGCGACTCACGACGTGCTGCGTCGCAGCGGCGATGGCGTTCACGGTCACTGGGTCAGTCCCAACTGCCGCGCGATGCGGCGGGCTCGGGCCGGCGTGCGGCGCTTCTCCCGGCGGAGCGCGTTCACCAGGAACGGCTTCGCCGGCGTGTTGTGCACCGACCCCTCGTGGACGTGCACGGCGTACTCGGCCGACGCGAACACCTCACCCTCGGTCGGGCCGGTGAGGCGGTGCCCGACGGAGTTGAGCAGGTGCCCGGTGCGGACGTACCCGGACGGCGCCGGTGGCTGGGAGTACACGAGCTCGTCCAGTTCGATCTTCGCGAACCCCTCGACCGCGGCGGTCGCCTCGGCGACGAGCAGCGTGACGGCCTCGTCGGTCATCCGGATCGCGTTGCCGGTGCCGTCGCGCATGATCTGGACGCGGATGTCGGGGCGGGGCATCTCAGGCCACCGCCACGGCGCACAGCGCCTTCGTCTGGACGGCGTAGCTGCCGCCGAGAACGGCAGCGACGACCAGCACGAGGTGGTCGACGCGGACGCGGTCACCGGTCCGCAGGTCGGTCCCGGCCGGCAGAGCGACGCTGTACTGCGTCGTCTCCGTCGCCTGGCTGCCCGACAGCCGCTTCCACCGGCACGGCACGTCCGCGGCGACGACCGTGCCGACGGTGCGGGTGCCGCCGTACGGGCCGGCCGCGGCCTGGTCGCGTTCGATGGTCGCCCGGGCCGGCATCAGCACGACGAGGTCAGCTGCGGCGTCGGCGAGCTGGTCGAGGATGTCCTGCTGCTCCGTGGTCGCCATCAGGCCGACGCCCCTGGGATGCAGCGGGACCGCCACGACCGACGGAGCCGCTCGAGGTTCGCGGTCACCTGGGAGGCGTTGATGGTCGCGCCGTCGGCGGACAGGTCGACCTTCGCGGCGACCTTCGCGAGCTTCACGTCGTAGGCGAGGACGACCGCGCGGGTCGCCCAGATGGTCTCCTCGTAGCCGGCGTCGCCGACGTACCGGCCTGCGCTGTCGCGGAGGCGGGCCTGGTCGAGGCAGGCGTCGACTTCGGCATCGGTCAGCGTGGGGCTGACTGCGGTGCCGGCGTGCAGCGTCACGTAGGCGCGGGCGTCGTCGCGGGTCATGGGTCGGACCGTCCGCGAACGGCCGGAGCCGTCACGAGATCAGAAAGATCGGCTCCGGGGCTTGGGATCCGTGCGGCAGCCGGGAGGGGTCCGGACAAGTCAGACCACGCGGCCGAAACCCCCGGCCGCTGAACCCCTGAAGGAGCCACCGATGACCGCCCCGACCGCTCGGCGGCCCCGGCCCCGTAGCCGCTTCCCCATCGAGGTCATGTCCGCGCAGCAGCAAAAGGCTTTGATGCCGAACGCGCGCTGGGTCGTCTCGGGATGGAAGACCCGCTGCCCGGACTGCGACTCCGAGCTCGGCCACTTCACGCAGGCCCTGCTCCGCGAGCTGATCGACCAGCACCGCTACCGCGACTGCCCCGCCCTCACCGCCTGACCATCCCAGCGAACCCCCGAAGGAACCCCACCATGACCACCCTCTTCTCCCCCGCCACCGTCACGCCACGGGAGCTGCGCATCCTCCGCCGCGCGTACCTCCGCCGGACCGCACCCGTCGCGAGGTGCGCGTCGCACGTCGGCCGGCAGGCCATCGTCGCCGTCGCCCTGCTCGAGATGGTCGACCAGCTGCCCACCTACCTGCGGACGACCATCGCCACCCTCGCCCGCGGCACCGACTGGACCCACGCCGCGGACCTGTGGGACGCGGCCGAGCGGTCGCTGCCCGCGTCGGTCATCCTCACCCCCGCGCTGGTGCAGGCATGAGCTCGCCAGTGGACATGCGGGCGCGGTACGTCTCCCACGCCGCGTACGCCTACCAGGACCGCCAGAACGCCCTTCGCTACATGACCGGCGCGCTACGGCAGCTCCGCCCCGAGCTGGACCCGGAGACCGCTCGGGTCATGACCCGGCTGCTGGAGGCCGGCTTCCCCGGCTGCCCAGAGGAGCTCTGGGACACCGTGGCGGCCATCGTCGCCCCCGCGCTGGTGCCGGCGTGAGCGCCGTGACCGACTACGGACCGCACACCCTCGTCGTCGACGGAGAGGATGACTGGCACATCGACCACCCGCCCACCTGCACACCCGTCCTCCGCTGCGACCACGGCGGCTGCGACCTCGAGCACCCCTGCCCGTTCGCCGCGCTCGTCGACGAGTCCGGCCCCGACGCGTTCGACACCAACCCCGACACCCTCCCGCCCGGCACCTACCCCGTCGCGTACTGGGAGGAGCAGTACGGCTCCCGTGCCGACTGGATCGTCGAATGGGACGCCGGCCTGACCATCACGCTCCCCTGACCCCAGACGCACGTCGCAGCCCCTCACCTCCCGAAGGAGGTGAGGGGCTGCGACGTGCGTCAGGCTGGTCAGACCGTCGCCGGGGCCGGCGCGACCAGGACCAGGACGGCGGCCGGCTCCAGCACCTCGGTGCCGAGCTTCACGCGGCCCTCGACGATCTCGTCGAAGTCCTCCATGCCGCTCCGGATGCCCGAGAGCACCCGGGCCTGAGCCGCAGCGTCGGGGTGCGACAGCACCGCCTTCGCCGACGGCAGGTTCGCCACGCGGACGCGCGCGACACCCAGCAGGGTCTTCGCGACCTCACGGGGGTCCTGCGCCGAACGCAGGGTGGCGATGTCGGTGATGATGGTCGCCCACACCTTCGGCTTGATCTCGAGGATCAGGCCGGTGGAGTCGATGCCAGCCTCCTGGAACGTGGTCACCATGCCGACCAGGTTGGTCCACACGGCCTGACCGTCGGTGGCGTCACCGACGAACTCGACCTCGGTGCCACGGGCCTCGAGGGTGGCGAGCAGCTGAGCGTTGCCGGCCGCGACGATGGCGCGAGCGCCGGCCTGGCCGAGCTCGACCGACATCTTGCCGGCCTCGACCTCCTGGGTGTCGACGGCGACCTTGAAGTAGTCGTCGTCGGTCAGGGTGATCTCCACCGAGGTGGAGGCCGCGCTGGTCCGCGGGAGCAGACCGTCGCGGTTCGCCGGCATCGCGGCGAGCGTCACGGTGGGACGCTTGCGGATGACGACGGTGGAGGTCTTCTGCCCGTTGATGGGCGCCTGGAACTCCTGGGTGTAGGAGGCGGCGAAGTCCTCCAGCTCGGACAGGGTGTTGTGGATGGTGGCGGCCACGACCTTCTGGTCGATGCCCGCGGCCTTGTACTGCGCCATGTTGGCTCAGTCCCTTCTTGGTGGCTGTGAGCGCCGCCCAGCGTGTGCGGCAGTGATCCGCTGGAGTGCCGAAGAGCCGCCCGGCTGGCGTGAGATGCACGGTCCGGTGTGCCGGCGGGTCGTCAAGGAACCCGTCAGCTGCCCCGGGACGCGCCGAACCGCCCCGGCCGAGGTGCGGGCGGCCGGGGCGGTTCGCGTGGAGGTCAGGCGGTCTTCGCGAGGGCGGCCTTCGACTCCAGGTAGAGCTTCATCATCTCCGGGTCGCGGAGCTGCTCAGCGGTCATCGAGTCCATCTCGGCCTCGGTGAGCAGCCGCGCGCCGGCGCCGCTGCTCGCGGTCGCACCGGGGGTGGGCTGCACGACCGGGGCGGGCGTGCCGTCGGCCTTGACCAGGTACGGGTTTGCGGTGAGGAACTCGGCGACCTTCGCCTCGATCGTCGCGGCGTCCTTGCTGCCGAGGCCGGCCAGGTCGACAGCCGCGGCCACGAGCGCCGGGTTGTGCGTGTTCGCCGCGGCGCGAGCGACGATGGCGTCGACGGCGGCCTTCTCCGCGGCCGTGGCCTGCTCGGTCGCGGTCCTCGTGGCGGTCTCCAGCTCGGCGATGCGGTCCTCGAGGGACTTGGTCGCGGCGGCCTTCTCCTCGGTGGCCTTCGTCCGGGCGCGCTCGAGGCGGTCGTTGAACATGCTGTCCAGCTGCTCCTGGGTGAGCTGGATCAGCTTCGGCTCGCCGGCCGGAGCTGCGGGGGCAGCAGCGGACTGAGCGGCGGCGTCGTCGGTGGGGGCGGGGTTCTGGTCGGTCGTGGTCACGATCGGTCCTGTCTGGTGCGGGTGTGCCCGACGAGCGGGCCCGCCCCGGGTCGGGGCGTGTCTCGGACCGTCCGGACCGCCCCACCCGGCCGCACGGAGGTCAGGCCGCCAGGTCGACCAGGTTCAGCACGACGACGACCTCCCACGCGAGCAGCAGGACCGCGCCGGTCCGCAGCGCGACCACCGACGGCCGGGCGAACCACCGCAGCGACGAGGCGAGCACCAGGCCGGGCACGAGCATCGCCACGGAGACGAGCTCACCGGGCCACGCGAGCACCAGGTGCGCGGCGGCCAGGGCGAACCACGCGCCGGCGACAACCCGACGGATGCGGGTGCCGCGGGATGTGCGGATGACGGGGGCAGCGTGCCGGGGAACGGTCATGCCTCCGGACCGTCCGGAGCGACGCGTGGCTGTCAGTCGGCTCCGGGACGCATGAGCTGCGCGGCCCGTTCGGCGCCGACCGCGGCGGTCAGCGATCCGGTGCGGCGAACCAGACCCCACTCGGGGTGCCGGTGCTCGTGCACCAGGTCGGCCAGCTGCAGCTCCCCGCCGGCGTACGCGCGGTACGCGGCCGGCCCGAGGATGTTCCGCTGCTGCTCCGCGGTCAGCCGGGCGAACCGCTCGGGGCCGGTCGGCCCGTAGTCGACGTACGGCACGACGGGGACCATGGCGCACAGGCAGTTCGGGTGAGTGCCCATCGGGACGGTGACGTCGAACTGGCGGCCGTGCATGGCCCAACACATCGGGCAGGTCCTGTCGGGCAGGCAGCGCGACGACCACTGCCAGCGGGCGACGGCCGGGTTCTGCATGTACGCGCGCCTGGTGGCCTCCCTGTACGAGCGGAGCTGCTCGGTTCGGGCGACGGTCTTCGCGTTGCTGAACGCCCCGTCGGTGACCCGCCGGAGCTCCGCGGCGGTCTTGCTCGGCGCCCAGCCGCGCATCACGGCCTCCCGGAGCACGTCCCGCGCTGCGGTCACGGCCTCCCCGGCACGCTCCCGCAGCAGCCGACGCAGCGGCCCGTAGGTCGTCACGCCGACGATCTCCTCCGCGGCGAGCGGGTTCAGCACCCCGAGGCCACCGGTGATGTTCAGGGTGTGCGCCCACTCGGTGCCGTGCGCGACCGCCGCGACCAGCGCCCCGTCGACGAGGGTCACGGTCGCCGTCGCCGTCGCATCAGCGAGCGCGTTCAGCGCCTCGGTCAGGTTCGTCAGCAGCGCGGCGTACCGGGCCTGCCGGTCCAGCCACGCCACGTTTACCGGCTCACCCGCCGCGCGGGCCGCGTCGATGCGCCGCTGCAACGCGGCCAGGTCGCGGGCCACGGACCGCTGCACCCGGACGTACGCCGCGCGCATGTTCCGGGTCGCCTGCGACCGCTCATCGGTCAGCCGCTGCCGGTGCGCGGCGGCGACCTCGTCGATGCTCTGCCGGGCCGTCACCCCTCAGCCCTCGCTCAGACGGTGCCGGCGTCGAACGCCCGCGCGGACGCCTCAGCGGTGCGGGCCTCGGCGAGGTCGGCGGCCTCCCGGTCCCAGCCGAGGAACTCGACGAGCGCGTCGGCGAGGCTCATGCCGGCGTCGACGGCGTCGCGCATCTGCTGCACCCGGCTGCTGGTCGTGCTGGTGGCGATCGGCGCGAACTTCACGTCGAGCGCCGGAGCGTCCATCGGGCGACCGGTCAGCTTGTACAGGTGCCGGCGGACCGCCAGCCGGGCGGCCTCACGGAACGCCCGCCGGTACGTGGTGCGGATCGCGGCGGCCTGCCACCCGACGAACGGCATCGACGCGATCTCCAGCGCGTCACCGCTGATCGGGGCGCCACCGAGCTGCACCAGGTGCGTCGGGATGTGCGCCAGGCGCGCGATCGCGGTCCGCAGGCTGTCCTGCTCGGCGAGGTACTTCTCCGGCTCCGGGCTGTCGAACTGGATGACCTGCCGCTTGTCGCCCTCGGCGTCGGCGACGGTCGGCAGGGACACGTCACGCCCACCGGTGGCCGGGTTCATGCTCGGCAGCGCCGGGCCGACGACGCCCTGCGTGGGGTCGTAGGTCTCGATGCCGAGGTACACGCGGAACGGCAGCGCGTACGACTCGCCGACGACGGCCTGCGTCTGGAGGCTCTTGTTCAGCATGTCGTTGAGCGGGATGGCGTCGTCGAGGACGGACCCGTTCAGGTCGACAACGACCGCGGCGATTTCACCGAGCGGGTTCGGGATCTCCTCGCGGACGTGGAACGCCTCGGGTGCCGGGAGCAGCTGGGCGCTGGTCGTGCCGAAGTTGATGGCCTTCTCCGGCAGGTACAGCGTCGCGGAGGTGAACTGGTCGCCCTCGTCGCGGTAGACGTGGAAGAGCGCGCGGAGCTTCCCGGACTTGCTGACCTGGGCGTACACGGCGCGCGGGTCGACCGCGTACAGCGCGACCTCGCCGGCCTCGTCGTAGTCGACGAGCATGACGGTCTGCGTGCCCGACTTCTCCGCGGTCGTGGCGAACTCGTCGAGGTCGTCGGCCTCCCGCTCGAACAGGTCGGTCGCCCACTGCGCGAGGGCCTGCTCGAACGGGTTATCGGTCGCGGCCTCGACACCGGACGGGACGACGGCGTCGGCGCGGGTGTCGACGATGAGCCGGCACTGGTTGTCCTTCACGCCGGCGACGACCTTGCGGTACGACTCGTTCCAAGCCTTCGACCCGAGGGTGCAGTCGTGCCGGCCGTCGTAGTACGCGAACCGTGGCTCCACCTTCACGCCACGAGCTCGCAGCGTGCTGATCGCGGTCGTCAGGATCCGCGTGTAGTCCATGAGGCACCTCCGGCCTCGGACCGTCCGGGGTCAGCGCTACTCGTCACGGAGGCGCGGGTGGGAACGCAACCGCCCCGGCCGTGATGACCGGGGCGGCGCGTAGGTGGGGCAGTCCCCTGGTGTCCCTCCTCATGCGCCGGTTCCTGACCGGACGACCGCGCCGACCGGGCCCGTCGGCCCGCGTGCCTTGTCGACTGACCGCGAGGGTGCTCAATGGGGGCTCAAGGCTCCCCGACGCCATGAGCCGGACCCGGGAGCCAAGCGACGCCAGCCGGCCGAAGCCGACACCGACGACCGTCCGCGCTCAGCCGGCGCGGGCAACCATCACCACAGTGAGCGGATGGGGACCGGCCCGGCCGGCGCGGCCTTCTCTTCGAGGTGAGTGATTGCGTAGACGAGCGCGTCGAGACGGTCCGGGGAGTCGTTGCCCGGCGTCCACGTCGTCATCTGCCCCTCGAGCTCCTCAAACGGGCCGACGTGGTGCACCTGTCCCTGGTCGTAGTAGACGCTAACGGGCTCCGCGCGGAGCGCCTTCCCGCGCTTGGCGTGCACGCCGAGGACCTTCGGCAGTGGGCCCTTCCACCGGCCCTCCTTGACCGCGTGCCGGAGCGCCGAGTTCAGCGCGGCCTTCACGTAGTCGCCGCCCTGGTTGGTCTCGTACACGATCGCGTCGGCCTGCACCGACCACGCCACGTCGACGCAGGTGCGCGCCGCCTGCTCGGGGCTGCCGAAGCGGGCAGACCGGTCGGCGAGCACGTACATCTGCCGGGGCCGGGTCGCCTGTGCGCTCGCCGCGGCGACGATGCCGGTCTCGTCGGACGTAGCGGTGAATGTGGTCGCGGGGTCGTAGCCGACGACGACGCGGGCGAGGTCGGCCGGTGCCTTGTGCACGCGGTGGTTGTCGATGTTGGTCAGCGAGAACTGCGCGCCCTGCACCTGGTCCATCGCGTCCCAGTCGCCCTCGAGCAGCGCCTTCCGCTTCCGCGGGTCGGTCATCGACCGCAGCGTCATCTCGTACTCGGGGTTCGCAGCCAGCAGCGCCGGGTTGTCCAGCAGCGTCGCCGGCACGAACACCCGGGCGCGGCCAGGACCTGACCCGTCCGGGAGCGGCGGGCGCCACGGCTCGCACGCGACCGGCTGCCCCTGGCCCTCAGCGAGGTCCCCGGGCCGCGGCTTGACGAACCGGCGCTTCACCCACGCGTACCCGACACCCTCGGGGTTCGTCGCACCGATCGCCGCCGTTGGGTGCCCGTTCGACGACCGGAGCCGGGTCAGCATGTACGTGTACTGGGCCTCGGTGAACTCGGTCAGCTCATCGAAGTACAGGCGGTCGAACTCGACGGACTTGTAGTCCTGCTCGTCGCCGTCGTGGGTGAGGCTGATGAGCTGCAGCACGGCGCCGTTCGGGAACGTCCACGACAGGTCGGACTTGTTGTGCGTGGCCAGCCCGCGGCAGATGTCCTGGAGCGGCCGGTGATGGGTCTTCCGCAGCATCGGCAGGGTGCGCCGCACGATGGCGACGTACGCGCCGGGGTGGGTGAGGCAGTACAGGACGGCGGAGTGCCGGAGCCAGTAGCTCTTGCCGCCACCCGCGGCGCCGCCGTACAGCATCTCGAAGACCTCGCCGGCCAGCTGCTCGGCGATCGACTGCTTGGGCTGCGGCTCGTAGCCGGGCAGCGTGGGGGGCTTCGGGTCGTACTCGGCGAGCACGCCCTCCAGCACCAGATCCCACACGGTCGCCAT